GCGGCTCAACAACTAAAAGCTGACTTTGCTTATGACTATGATATATATTGTGAGAATGCAGTAAAAAGCGTAAACGACGGTATCAATAGTGTGCAAAATATGATTGAAAAAGATAGATTACTTTTTGATGAGGAGCGAGCAGTACACACCTTTAATGCGATGAGCAGTTATAAGTGGAATCCTAATACTGAAACACCTAAACCTGTTCACGACTGGTGCTCTCATCCGAGCGATGCAGTTAGATATGCTATTTACAGCCATCAAAAGATGAGCGCTATCGCAGTTTATGTTTAAAAATTATTTGCGTTATAGATAAAAGTATGAGATAATTTATTATGGCTAAAGAAACACCCGAATGGAGACAATGGCTGAGTGAGAAACTTAACCCTGCTCAACCAAGCATAGCGTCCTTAGAACCTTATGCATCTCCTGAGACAATCGTTGATTTTGAACAGGCTTATCGTGAGATAGAGATTGTACACCGTTCTATAGAAATGTGTATTAATGCTATGACTGATGTGCCTTTAATCGTTGAGGGTGGTAGTCCTTCAAAAAAAGTAAACAAGATTTTAAATTTAAGACCCAATCCATTTGAGGACAGGGCAAGATTGTTTAGACGAGCATTTTTAGATTTTCACCTAGACGGTAACACATTCTTTTACTATGATGGTAATGATTTATTTCTATTACCAGCAAATGATGTTGAAGTTGTGCCAGATGAAAAAACATTTGTAAGTCATTACAACTATCTTATAACAAACCAACAAACAGCAGATTTTTACGGCTTTAACAAAGAGACCACTAAAGCCCAAGCAATTGTTTTCCAACCTGAAGAGATTATTCATGTGATGAATGAAAATGAGGAAAGCATATTCAGAGGAACAAGTAAATTAAAACCAGTTAAAAGATTACTAGAAGTATATTACTATTTAGTTAATTTTCAAAGACAGTTTTTTAAGAACAATGCTGTACCAGGTTTTGTGCTAACAACAGATTCAATACTAAGTAAAAGAGTTAAGGAACGCTTATTAGAAAGTTGGAGAAGTAGTTATACAACTATTTTTGATAACGCAAGAAATCCTGCTATTCTTGATGGAGGTCTTAAGATAGACCAATTTTCAAATGTGAAGTTTGATGAATTAGATTTTGAGAATAGTGTAGAGAGGGTTCAACAAGATATTGCTAAAGCATTAGGTGTTCCATATGTGCTAATGAAAAGTGGTAACAATGCAAATATTGACGCCAACCAAAAATTATTCTATAGTCATACTATATTACCGATGTTGAATCAATTTTGTAGTGCATTCAAACATTTTTTTAATAACGGTGTTGAGATACGACCTGACAAAATGAGTATCCCTGCAATGAATCCAGACCAGAGAACTCAGGCTGTTTATTATTCAACACTTGTTAACACAGGTATCATAACTCCTAACGAAGCTAGACAAGGATTAAGATACGATGAACTTGAAGGTCAAGCAGACATAAGAGTTCCACAAAACATAACAGGTAGCGCTGTTGACGCCTCACAAGGAGGCAGACCAGTAGAAGAGGAAGAAACGGTTGATGATTGATAAAAAATTATATGTTGCAAGTAATTTTACTACTAAAGCAAACAACAAAACAAAATTCCTAAATATCGCAGGCTATGCAAACACTACCTCTAAAGATAGAAGTGGTGATGTTGTAACGGCAGCCGCGTGGGCAAAAGGTGTTGAAAACTATAGAACCAATCCAGTGCTTTTATATCAACACAAACATGATTGTCCGATAGGCAAAGTCAATAAAATAAAAGTTGATAAAAAAGGTATTTATGTAGAGGCTGGCGTTAGTCAAGCCGCAGAAAAGAACCACGGCGTACAAACTTTAATTAGAGATGGCTCACTTAAAAGTTTTAGTGTTGGTTTCAGAGCAAAAGATGGTCACTACGATAAAAAATCTGATAGCATGGTTATTACTGACTTAGAACTTATGGAAATAAGTGTTGTTAGTGTGCCTTGTAATCAAGACAGTTTATTTAGTGTAAGAAAAAGTTTTAAAACGGATGATGAATATAAAACTTTCGTAAACTCATTTAAAGATATGCATGAAGGCCCTATGATGTCTGATAAGGATGAAATCACTGTTGGAGGTTATAACACAACTCATTTTTATATGTGTGGTAGTGCTCAAACAACAATGAAAGATATTGCAGATATGCCAGGTGCTGAAGAATTAACAAAAATGCAAGATGACTTTTTCAAGTTAGAAAAAGTTGTTATGGATGCAGGTGAAGCTAATGAATCACAGATTGTTAAAGCAACTAAAATGTATAATAATATTATGAGTAAAGCAGGAGAGGTTGGATTAGCTGATGAAATTGGTCAGTATATGACAACTCACTTGAATACAATTCTTAAAGGCGACCCAGAGCCAGGATATGGCAGAACTGACATTGAAGATGGCATGAAAAGTCAGGATAAACAAAAAGACGGTCACTTAAAAGCTATTGTAACAACAATGAATGAGGGTCATTATCACACAGGTGAGATGGCTCCAGAAACTCATAATGGAATTACAACTTATGCAAGTCATATGGCAAATCACACACATATGATTGTAGATGGTATGGTGCAAATGGCTGAGGGTCATAACCACGACATATCAATGGGTGGTATGATAGTACTAGAAACGGAGGATAATATGTCACCAAACACAACCGAAAGACCATTAAGTCCAAGCGAGGAAATGGTTGCTAACGGAAAATCAATGGAGGAAACAGTTTCAGAAGAAGAAAAAGAAACTGAACAAGCAGAGGAATTAACTGTTGAAGCTAGTCCAGATGCTAAAATACCATTTTTAAACTTATTACACAGCTCTCCAGATAAGATGAAAAACGGAGAGGTAGTTGATATTAATAATAAAAACTACAGAATCATCAAAACCGCAACTGACGAAAGTCCAACTTATAAATTTTTACAGGTTGACTCAAAAGGTAATAGTTGCGATAATACACTTGAAATCAAACTTTCAAATTTAACAAAAAACAGTCGTGAAGAAAAGAAATCAGACAGTCTGACTTTGGAAATTCGCGAATTAGAAACTAAAAAGGAGAAGGCTCAAATGGCAGAACAAGTCGTTGACAAACCTATCGACCTTACTCAAGCTGGTGCTGAGAAGGTTAAGGCTGAAGAAGTATCTACAGTGACTAAACAAGTTACTCAAGAAATTCCTACAGTAAAATCTGAAGTGTCTGAGCCACAAGTTGCTAAGCTAGTTGAAAAAACTGGTTCAGCAATCATGACAGAGTCAGACGCTCAAGAAACAGAAAAAGCAATCGAAGTTAAGAAGGCAGCTGAAGAAGTTGAAACTTTAAAACAAGAGATGCAAAAGTATAAAGAACAAATTGCTTCTTTATCAAACTCAAAAATGAAGTATCAGGAGTCTCAAAGAACTTCACCAAAGTTCTCTGAAAAGCAAATGGCTAATGCTTATCTTTTAGCAAAAGCGCTTAACAGAAAAGACCCATTCGATACAAAAATCGGAATGACAATGAAGAACGTCACAACTGTAGACCAATTCTTGTCAAACTTTTCAAGCAATATATACACTGAAATGGAACAGCAATTAATTATTGCCCCTATGTTCAATAGAATGGCAGTAGATGCTAGAAATTTCAGAGTGCCAGTTGCCGATGAAGATACTGATGGTGATGTAGCACAGTTTGCTAGTGGAACGTTCTCCGCTGGTATTAGTGATACTACTAGAGTACCAACGTCACAACAAAACACAATTAAGGCTGTAACATTTACACCACACAAATTTATGGCTACAACTCATCTAGCAAAAGATGAAGAAGAAGATACAATTCTTCCTTTACTTGACTTCTTAAGAGCAGCAGCTACAAGAAGAATGGCTAGAGCGATTGATAAATCAATCTTAAGAGGTAGAGGCAACCTAACAGGTTTCACAGCAGCTCCAACTAATGCAATTGCTGTTGGAAGTGGTTATGCTTGTGTATTCAAAGGTATTACTAAACTTTTGGATGATGCAGGTCTTGAAACTGATACTGGTGCTGCGGCAACTAAAGCTGCGCCAGCACAAATCGCCTCTGCAAGAGAAACTATGGGCAAATACGGCCTACAACTTGGAGAACAGCTTGTTTATTTAACAACTATTGAGGGTTACAACGCATTAGTAACAAACTCAGATTTCCAAACTGTAGATAAATTTGGTCCTAACGCTACTTACCTAACTGGTTCTGTAGGCGCAATCTATGGTATTCCAATTATGATTACCGAGTTCTTAGATAACGCTGTTACAGGTGAATCAAACAATCACATCGGTGCTCTTGTTTATAAGCCAGGTTACATGATTGCTGAAAGAAGAGCAATGGAAGTAGAGAGTGAGTACGAGCCAAGACAACAAGTAACTGCACTTTACATGAGTACACGTTTTGATTTCAAAGCGTTAACAACTGTAGCTGATGCAGCTCTTAACACGTCTAACTATGCATATGGTTGCTTAGTACGTTCTGGTTAATATCTACTCTTATTAACTTATCTTAAAAGGAGGAGGCGGGTAACTGTCGTCCTCCTTTTTTATTTGGGGGTTCAATGGAACGGTTTGAAGAAAACTATGGAAGATATACCTATATAAATCTTCCACAAATTAAAGACTATCTAGGTATTAATAGTAATACAAAGGATGCATCGTTATCCAATGTAATTAACTATGCTACGGCTGCTATTGAGCATTATATTGGTCAAGAAGTGATTGCGAATAATTATAGCGAAATATTTGATGGTGGTCAGAGCAGTGTATTTGTAAATCGTTTACCTCTAAATAATGTACACGCTGTTGCTGAATATGATGGCAATAGTTATGAAATACTACAAGGTCCAAATTCTGATGGCACAATGGTTGACACAGAAAGCAAAGATTCAAAAAATATTGTTAATGTTGACTCCGTAACACTTAGAAAACGTATCAAAAAGTTCGGTCCTACTAGTGCCCAGTTTAGTGGCTCTAATTATCTTGCAATTCCTGATGACGATGACTTTTATTTTGATACAGAAAACTTCACAGTGGATGTTCAAGCAAGATTAGCAAAACTAAACACCAATCAAATTTTAGCCACACATTTTCAAGACACAAATAACAAATGGGAATTTAAGTTTAACTCCGCAGAAGGATTACAGTTTCGTGTTGTTGAGGGCGGGACAGAAACAATCAACGTTGCACATGCAGCTACAACTGGATATGTTGCTAATACTTTCCAACATTTTGCAGTAGTAAGAAATGATACAGAATTAAAGTTATACAGAAACGGAACAAATGTTGGTGCTACGGTTACTATAGCAAAAACAGTTGATGTACCAGATTTAACTGGTAATGTAGAAATAGGTAGAAGTGGCACAAACACAGAAAAATTTACAGGTTTTATGGATGAGTTTAGAATTAGTCGCAGTGCTCAATACACAGCTAACTTTGATGCCCCACAATTTCAACACTCAACAGATGATGACACAGTTTTATTAATTCACTTTGATGGAAGTGAAGCAGGCACAGCCATGGAAGATGATTGTTCCACAGAAAATGGTTTTAGTTTCACAAGAGATACAGGTGAAATAACACGTGATGTAGGTAACTTACAATCACAGGGAACATACCCAACAGTAAGAAGAAATTATCCATCACTAGATTTACAACAACCTCCTAAATTTATGCCGTTTCCAAACGCAGTAAAGGTAACGTATAACGCTGGATATAAAAGCACAGAAGTGCCTTATGATTTACAACTTGCAACTCTTGATTATATAAAACTATTGTATAAACAAGACCAAGATAAACGAGGTTTTAGTTTTGAAGGAGAGAGACAAGAAAAATATCCTCTTTCAAGCAATATTCCACCACACATAAGAAGAATCCTAGACTTATACCGTATCATTAGATAATGGCTCGTTTATTAGAAACCCTTTTCAACGGAAAACCTTTAGCACAACAAGTTGAAAAGATTAGAAAAGCCAGCCTTGATAAGAAAAAACGTCAAGACATCCGTAACGTTTTAATAAGACAGGTCTCTGACTTTTTTGAAACACAAGGTCCGTTTAAACCAGCAAAAGATGCAACTGGGTACACAACTCGTTTTGCTAACCCAGAGGCAGCTCCAGACGCCTTACTTAACCTTGAAAAACTTAAAGACTTTGTTGATGAAAAATCTTTTCAAACATTATCAAGCCAACTTCAAACCGATGATACAGGTGATGCTTTTGTAGAGTTTAAAAGTAAAGCTGGAACGATTAATGCAGGTTCTTCTAAAAAGAAAACAGCTACTACCTTAACAGGTGTTACTTTTAATATAAACCCCGAAAATATTGCAAACTTAGGGGGCAAAGAATCATTTTTTACACAACAACAAGATACTGAAGGAAAAAATTTAAAACAAGATATTAAGGACAATCTAAAAATAAGTTCTCCTGACTTTAAGAAATTCTTTTTTTCTACTGCAGGAAAAGCTTATCGAGATAGAGTAATCACACAAATTAATCAAAAGGTTGCTAACTTTGGAGTTTTTAATTTTGTTGACGCTCAAAAAGGAAAACCACCAACGTTTAGTATTTTTCCTGGTGTTGCAAGAGCCCTAAATATAAATAACCCATCAAACTTTGAAAAATTTATAGAAATTGATAAAAGAACTGATAAACCAACATTAAATTCTGATGGTACGGTGTCGTTTCCTGTTAACTTTAGGTTAAGACCTGTAGCTGAAAAGTTTTTAGAGAAATATGCTGTGGATGTTACACAAAAGTTTTTTGATAAACTAGGTAAAGACGTTGGTGTAAAGTTTGTTAAATTTTTAGATAAAAAGTTAAAAAAGAACAAAGACAATGTAGACTATATCCGTGAAATTATTACAATAGCTAGAGAACTAAGTCCTGAACTAAAAGATACTCCCCTTGATGTTAAAACATCTATTTTAAAAGCAAGAATGGGTAGTCTACAACTTAGTCCAAAGTTCAAAGTGCCTAAAGCTGATGACATCAAAACAAAACCGTTTCAAAATCTTATATCCAGAGTACAACTTCAAGAATTAGCTAGAAAAGTATTTACTCAGAAGATGCCACGAGGTCCTAGAAGAGGCCCACCTTTATCTCAAGATGTGCTTACATTTAGAAGTGGTCGCTTTGCAAGAAGTTTTCAAGTGCTTCAACTAAACTTAAAAAAACGTATGATTGCATATACATACGACCCTGTGTACAGAGTTCACGAGTCATCTAACCGAGACCCCAGAGATTTACTTGGTGACTCCATAAGAGATGTTGTTCTTCAAATTTTTGGTACACAGTTTAATGTGGTAAGAAAATAATGGCAGTTTCAAGAAGAAAACAGATAGCAGAACTTGTAGTGGCTCAGTTAAAATTAATAAACGGAGATGAATCTACTTTTGATGCTAGTTATACATATAACACAAATTTATTTAATAATGTATTTCGAGGATTGAAGTTTCTCGACGAGGTAAACGACTTCCCAGCGGTTTACGTTGCTGCAGGTACGGAAACTCGAACTTTTAACAGTAATAATTTGACTACGGCGTCACTAGATATTACACTAAGATTATATGTTTATGGGCAAGATAATTCACAACAACTTGCGGATGAAACTGTCCAAGATGTAGAACATGTAATTTATCACATTGGAGATAATCCAGATAAAGGTTTACTAGATATAACCATAGATAGTATTTCAACTGATGAAGGATTAGCAGCTCCATACGGCTTGGCTGAAATAGCCTTAATAGTGAATTATAGAATAGAAGAATAAGGAGAAAAAATATATGGCTTCTTTAAATTTACAAAGAAACTCTGAGGTGTTTTTTTCCACCGTTGATATAATCAATGGTGCGGCAATCACCGATTTAAGACCAACAAATACCTGGAAGCTCGAAGTGTTGGCAGGCTTTGCCGTTACATCTTCAGCTGCTACACAGGACATCACAAGTTTAGAATCAGGCATAGACCCAGACAGGTCTCAGCAACGATTCAATACTGCGATTAACCCAGTTGATTGGAATTTCCAAGTCTACTTAAGACCAACAGGAGTTCTAACAGGTGCTGCGGCTAATACAACCACAGCGGCTACTAACCAAACAGGTAATGTTAAGCCAACTGCAGACTGGTTCATGTGGCAATCAATGGTATCAAACACAAAAGTAACTGGTGGTTCTGATGGAACAGCAGATGAGCGTTCTGTATGGTCTACTGGCGGAAA